TGTTAGGGTTTGATCGTCCATATTAAGTCTCCACACATATTTATCTAGCGATAAATATCATATGCCAAGACTTTCACTATATAAACCAGAAAAGGGCCTCGACTATAAATTTATAGATCGACAGGCCAGCGAAATGTTCCAAGTGGGCGGTACTGATGTGTATTTGCACAAGTATTTAGGCCCCAAGCTAAATGCTAACGGAACTGCTGATCAGCCTGTGATCGATTCGTACAACGTTACTAACATACAAGATCTATTATTTTTAGAAAATAGAGATCGTAAGTATGATGAAGAAATTTACAAAATTAGAGGAGTTTACAACGTTCAAAACGTTGATTTTAATCTAAGTCAATTTGGCTTGTTTATCGATAATGATACGTTATATCTAACCGTACACATTAACGATTTTATCAAGCATATTGGCCGTAAACCAATTAGTGGTGACGTTATGGAGTTACCGCATTTGCGAGATGAATTTGCACTCAACGATTATGATGTTAGTCTACCTCGATATTATGTGATTGAAGATGTAGGTCGTGCTAGCGAAGGATTTAGTGCTACTTGGTATCCGCATTTATATAGATTAAAAATTAAAAAGATTACAGATGCTCAACAGTTTGCAGATATTCTTAAACTACCTGCTAGTGCTGATAATCCAACAGGTCCGACTATCCAAGATATTCTAAGTACTCGAGCAAAAGAATTACAAATTAACGATCAAATTCTAGCACAGGCGAATATAGATGCTCCAAAGAGCGGTTATGAAACAAGACAGTTTTATACACTTGCTACTGATGAAAATGGTAGTCCAATATTAGAAACTGCTGACGAAGACACACGAGATGCAAGTAGTACGCTTCGTGCTAGTGCAGTGAATGGGGTTCCTCAACGTAGCGGGTACACTGGATACCTAACCGGAGATGGTTTTCCTGTCAATGGATACGATTTTGGCTTTGGTATACAGTTTCCGGTCTCAGCTTCAGACAATGATTTCTTTTTGCGAACTGATTTTTTACCTAACAGATTATTTAGATATCAAGACAATCGCTGGGTTAAAGTAGAAGATAATGTACGTATGGATCTATCAAATAGTGACACTAGACATACATTGAAATCTGGATTTATTAATAATAACAATTATACTTACAATCAAATCGTTGCAACTGATTATATTAAACTAGTTAAGGATCAATATGTAATTGATACTACAATTCCGTATATTACTGCACTGTATATTGTTCTTAAATTAGACACACTTAAATTAGAATATGCAGTTGCAGAACATCCATCAATGCTGGGAATACATTCAGGTAACGTTAGAATTACATTACCAGTAGTCGATAGTACACAGCAAAAAATACCGTATGACGGAGTTTGGGCACTTAACTTGTACAACTTGAGAGAAGAAGAAAGATCAAGCCTTAGCAAGGCTCTTAAACCTAGGGCGGATTTATAATGCAATGGTTCTATGACGGACAGATAAGACGATATGTTACACAAACTATACGTGTGTTTAGTAATTTTGTTGTAAAGTATGGTGACGGTACTCTAGTTCGTGTACCTGTAATGTATGGTGATCAAGATCGACAGGTTGCTAATATCCTTAGACAAAATAGTGAAAATAAAATTAACAGTACACCACGTATTGCTGTTCACATATCCGGATTAGACTTAGATTCTAGTCGACTAGGCGATAGTACATATGTTGGTAGAGTGAATATCAGAGAACGCGATGTTGACGGAAACGCATATACACAAGCGCAAGGTAGAAATTATACAGTTGAAAGACTAATGCCTACTCCGTTTAAGTTAACTATGAAAGTTGATATATGGAGTGCCAATACTGATCAAAAGTTACAACTTTTAGAACAGATATTAGTATTGTTTAACCCTACATTAGAGCTACAAACTACAGACAACTATCTTGACTGGTCTAGTCTTAGTGTGTTAAGTCTAACTCAGACATTATGGTCAAGTAGAACTATTCCTGTAGGCAACGACAGCCCAATTGATTTAGCAACGCTTACTTTTGAAGCGCCGGTGTGGATCAGTCCTCCTGTTAAAGTTAAACACCTTGGAGTTATTAGAAAAATTGTTACTAGTATGTACGAAAATGCTGATACTAGTGACTTTGGATTTGATGGATTAGGTGGCGTAGACAGTATCGGTGATGCTAGTTTCTCAGGCCTCCTTGCTGAGGATACTGTAACTATTAATAATTTTGGCATACAGGTATACAACGGTCAAGCAATGTTAATGGGCGACCATGAGAATGAGGTTCCTCGCAATCCGTCATTGTCGTTAGGTATAAAACAAGATGTTCCTATTAACTGGCAAAAAATATTTGATCAATATCCAGAACAATATAAAGCCGGGTCAAGTAGAATATATCTAACTCAACCCGGAGGTGCGCAAGTTGTAGGCACTATTGCTCTTAATTCTTTAGATAGTACACTATTAATGATTAATTATGATCTTGATACATTAACTAGTAATACTGGTATTGATAGTAACGGATATCTAGACACTGACATACCACATTATAATGCGTTAACTAGTTATAGACCAACTAGCCCTGGAACATTTGATGCTATAGTTAATCCATTAACCTATAATCCAAAAAGGCCAACAGGTAATGAACTGACTGATCAAACAGTTACAGTCGGTAAACGACTCCTTATCATAGAAGACATAGGTGATTATACAAACATTGATGGTGCAGATGCCTGGAAACATACGGTGCATAAGCTCATACCAGGTACAGGCGTGCCTGGAATTCCGGCAGCATATACCTTTGACCTAGTGGCAAAAGCTAATGATATCATCGAGTGGTCTGGTACTCAGTGGAATGTAATCTTTGATTCTACTCAAGAAACAGACACCTTGGTCTGGCAAACTAATATATATACTAACGTTCAGTACTTATGGAATGGCGTTTCATGGACGAAATCGTTCGAAGGTGTATATAAAACAGGCCAATGGAGAATAGAACTATAACAGATCAAATCATTTGTAGTGGAGCACTATTTTGTGCTAAATCTACAGGTAGATTTCTATTGCTACAAAAAGCTCATGGCAAGCACGAAGGTACCTGGGGCTTAGTTGGTGGCACAAACAACGCCGGTGAAACCCCATGGCAGGGACTACAGCGCGAAATAGAAGAAGAAATTGGTAGTCTTCCTGCTATTAAAAAAACATTACCCTTAGAAAAGTTTACTAGTAACGATAGCGTATTTAATTTCCACACTTATTTTTGTGTGGTAGAAGATGAATTTATGCCTAAACTAAGTGATGAACACTCTGCATGGGGTTGGTTTGATATTAATCGAATGCCTAAACCATTACATAAAGGTCTAAGTCTTAGTCTACGCAATAAAGTTATACAAACTAAAATACAAACAATAATAGATATTATTGATAGCCTATAAATCTATTATTAAGCTGTTGGGGTAGCCGTAGTATTATTAACTGCTAGAATTTCACCTGCATGTCCGCCTTCGATACGATTTACAGTTTGCTGATATAATTGCTGTTGAGCAGGTGTAAACTGACTGTATTTCTTATTCATATCTAATCCTGCTTTGGCCAATTGGGCTATGTAACCGGCAGTATTATTTTCATTGGGCGGTGCCCATTTGTCAACTGCCTGCTTTGCAGTAAGTGTACTATAAGCTGGGCTCATTAGTAAGTCGTGCATGGCTTTAAATCCAGTAGCAGTATCTGGAAATATTGCCCAACGTCCGTTGGCACCTATAGAGCCTAATTCTTTTGCTGTAGATCCCGCACCTATATTACCAGGATTGTTATTACGCCAATTGGCATCACCTTTCTTCCTAGCTTGATTGCCGATAACAACAGTCATGCCCTTGTGTAATACTTTAGCAGTGGTAGGACTAACTGGGGCTGTTGGTGCTGTTGGTGCTACTGGAGCTGTCGGTGTAACTGAAGATCCTAGCGGTGGTGTTGTTGGAGCGGCAGGGGCGGCAGGTTCTACTGGAGCAACTGGCTGGTCGTCAGTATCGGGGATTACCTGCTGATATTCTACTTCGTATATAAACTCTCTTGCTCTCATGATTTTATTTATTTCTTATGCTTGCGCTTCGCCCCAACGTATAATAACGTTAGTTGAAATAGCAGTTCCTGAAGTTTTATACACGTTGATCGCCAACACGTCTGGACCGTTTGGATAAGTTCCTCGGCCGCCTAGTGTAGTATTAGTTAATTCTTTTAAATCACTTAAATCTAAACTACCGTTTGATCCCGGTGAAGCAATGAATGAGAATACTGTCTCGCCTGGCTGCGCATATGCTGGTAGACCAAATTTAAATGTAACTGCTATACTAGTTCCGATCGTAGTAATAGAACTTTGTGTAAAGTTAACACGATAATATTGATTTCCAGCAAACGATTGCAGGGTAGTTATACTAGATATCTTTGTTCCTGATGGAAACTTGCCCGAGTCGTCGACTTCAGTGCCGGTTGTTGCAGAATATCCACTTACTAATGCTTCCCAACTTGTTTTTGTAAAATACAAGAAGCTGGTTGCAGGAGATAACACCGCCGGTGTAAACACAATTACTGAACTAACTGGAACTGCTAAAATATTGTTTCTACTCATAGTCAGTGTATAGTATGCAGTATATGAAAACGTTACTGACGAACTTGCGGCAATTGTCGTAAGTACATTATTGCTAAATGTTACAGTATAATAGTTTACACCATTAAACGTTGATAATGCACTAACTGTACTAATTGTTGTGCCGCCTGTAAATTTGCCTGCATCATTGACTGTATTGGCAACTTGATTAGCACCGATTGGTAGTGCGTTCCAACTAGACTGCGTAAACAACAATGTATTTCCGCTAGTTACAGCGCCGCCGATACCAAATGTTACAGTAGAGTTAGGGGTATGTGTAATAAGCGAATTTTGACTTAAATTAAGTTGGTAATATGAAATACCGCTGTTAATAAACGGACCGCTTGTACTAGTAATAGTAGTACCTGCAGGATAATCTGTACTAGTAATTTTTATCCCTATTGGATTATTAGTACCAAATACTGTAGTAGCACTTGCTTGGGTAACATATAAGTAATTTACATTACCTGTTTGGAAGGTAACGTTATTTGGAACAATAACAGCCCCGGTTATTAAACCAAGTGTAGTTGCAATCGGTGACGGGTTAATAACGGCTGTTGATACTGTGGTACCTGCACTAAAGTGAGTCTCACCGACTACCAAAACACTTGTAATATTACCAGCTGTTGGTGTAGTTCCGCCGACAACTGCATATGTAATACTAGTACCAGCAACAAAACTAGTAACTGTAACACTAGTCGGAGTACCGCCATATAATGTACCTGTACCATTTGTTGCATTTAAGGTCATGCCTGCCGAAAGACCTACAGTATTAAGTGTTCCTGTTATCACAGCAGTCCACGGTGATGGCGTTGTGCCAGCTCCGGAGATTGTTCCCACAGTACATGTACCAGTTGAAATAATAACGTTTGATGTAGACACAGCAATACCTGCTGAGCCTCCCATTGCTTCCCAACTTGCTTGAGTTACATATACCAGATTTGACCCGAGGCTGCTGGCAAACAGAGAAGCGGCTGGCACTGCTGAACCACCATACAAGCTAGTTGCAGTAGTTGCAGTTGAGCTAGTAGTTGGAACACCTCCTGACCAAGATATAGATCCACCAGGTGCTACTTGTGCAAAGCTAGGCTGTCCGCCAGCTGCCGAAGATGATAATCCTGACCACGTGATACTTCCTGGATCAGTAGGATAGTTTGAAGGGTTTAATACTCCCTCAACAACTAAACCTCCAGTACCAGTATCTGACGTAACTTCAATACCTTTTAATAATAACTGCGCACGATTTATTAATTCACGATCACCTAGATCACCAATTTGTGCGTTACTGACACTAGGTGCTAGTCGAATCATAAAGGCAGTTTGTTTAGTAGTTGATACTTGAATACCAGTAGATGCATAGTTAAACAAGTATCCACGATCGTTATCAAACTGTCCGTCAGTTAACATAGCACTGCCCCAGTGACTAATAATTGGACTAATAGTACAACTTACTAGGATAACACCTGTGTTATATTCATGTGTGGCTGCAGGACCTGCAATAAAGGTACGTTGTGCTCCACCGGTAAAGTTTGTTAATGGACTACCACGTGTACAGCCAGTTAGGGTATTTCCACTTTTTCCACTAAACGATATCATCTCATTATCAATGTACACTACTCCACTTTCATTAGGGAATCCGCTTGCATCTACTAACGGGATTGTAGTTTGTGTAGCAGTTATACTACTGAATAATGCACTACGTCCACTTTCATTTTGTACTTCATAACGTACAGGCATGTTACCTGTGCGCATATATGCTTCTGTATTAACGTTACTATTACGTATTCTATGGAAGAAAATAAAGTTACCATCAGATCCTCTTAACATAAAATCAATAAATCCAACAGCATACCATGACCATTGCATACCGATCATCTGCATCTTGGTTAGGTCGATGTTATATCCGCTTGGGCCGGTTCCGTCTAGTTTGTCTAAGTTAAATTGGCTTTGTGGGATAACAAATTCTTGAACTAAACATGCCTTAGCATTAACCGCATTAGTTGCGCCACGATAATCTGGATTAATATACATAACAGTATTACTATCAACTCCAGTAACTATGTGTGTCATGCCTTTAATAACAATTCGATCGCCGGCTTTGACTTGATCGCGGAAACGACTATTTGTTCCTGTAACATAGTTGCTGTCTTTAGCTACAGAAATTGTTCCTGATAATTGGAATGTTGCTGATCTGCGAGCAACGCCAAATGTTTGACCGTCATACTGGAAAAATAATCCGTTTTGATCATCAAATGTTCCTGCACGTACTGTTGACCCGTGCCATTTTAATACGGACATTTGCGCATTAGTTGTTAATATTGCACTAACACTGGCTAGCACAGTTGTTGCTTGTACTCTTAAATTACGTTCATCAATGACATATACAACTGTATACTTTCCATTATAACCTTTAGTATCAATACCATTAATATTAATAACTCCGCCTGGCTGACATCCGTGGTCTACATCGTCTGTTGTTATAGTAATGTAGGAGCCGACACTAGTTCCAGTTGCTACTAGTGCTTGTATATTATAACTTGGTGCAAATAATGCACCTGTACAGTAATTAATACCCTTACCTGATTGGTAACGAATATATTTCTTACTCATACGAATTGCTTGACCGCCATGTACTGGACCGCCTGTACCTAATTGTACTCCGCCATCATATGGTCTATGAATAAAGTAGCTGTCCGAACGGCAATATATATTACCAATTAAAGAAGTTCCAGTATCAATATTCCCAATTGCCCTAGCGGTGTACCTAACCGTGCTCTTATTTGGTATTGAATCTATGTAAAACGGGCCTCTAGCAAATGCATGATTTGTTCCTGTACTAGTTATGTCTACCATAACTGCCGCACCTGGAACAAGTCCGTGTGCGTATGGGAATGTTACTTGAACTGTGGCAATGGCTGCATATGTTAAACTTGTAGCATCTGAAATTTGTGTAGTAGTAACCCCACTTAGTGATACTGCTGAATAAAAATCTACTGTAGCTCCAGCAACACCGGTACCTGTAGTTGTAAATGCTGTTATTCCACCAGTTCCGTCTACTCCGGTAATGACAATAGTAGCATCATTGGCAGGTGTTGCTCCGCCTAGACTAGTTCCTAATATTTTAACTCGCTCATTAGCTCTATAATTAATTCCAGCAAGATTAATTAATGCTGTTCCATATACAAGCGATGCTCGAGTAATATCAAAAGATGCGCCACTGCCTGCGGCTGCTATCAATGTGCTAGCAACACCGGTAAATGACAAGTTAGATGCAGTTACACCAGATCCTGCAATAGTTGCTGTGGTAATTATACCACTTCCGTCTACTGCGGTAATAGTAATATAGGCATCGTTGGCCGGGGTTGTACCTCCAAGAGCTGTACCTAACACTAGCACTCTT